GAAGCCGTTCAAGCCGTACAAGGCAGAGGCTGAGACGCACAAGGTAAGCGGCGAGATAGTTAAGACAGGTAACACTGTACTGCCACAGCAATGTAGCATGTGCGGCTATCGTTCTCACTGTTGGCCTAACGCTGTCTTGCACGACAGGGTAACCTCACGGGCAAAGAGTCCACCACAAGTATGGTACTCGACTCTTAAAAAGAAAGCAGTGTGATGCCTTACTTGTTTGTAAAGAACTACGAAACCGAACTGATGAATATGAACAAAAGTTTGTATCATATTTTTATAGAGTCAGTTGGTAAGAGTGGGGGAGAGAGACGGGTAGCCCAGATGCGAATACATCAAAACGGGCTACCCCTCACATTGGTTGAAAACTACAGCAAGACAGGTCAGCTTCACGCTGAAACTGAAGCACGAGACATAAAGACTGTAGAAGAACAATTACAAAAAATTAGTAGAACATCATTTGGCGGGGCTTATGTATGTGTGCCGATGCACCCTTTAACAATCGAACTTACCAATATAGAAAGACTATCCCCCAAACTGGCAGGGTACTTAATAAAAAGGTTACATTCAATAGGAATAGAGTTTTGAAAAAAGCAGGATACAGATCACAGTTCGAACTGAATCTGGCTCGTACACTTACAGACAACAACGTTCCTTTCGAATACGAAAACGAAAAGTTCAAGTACATACCAGAACCTCGTAACTACACCCCTGACTTTTACTTACCTGACAGTAATATATATGTAGAAGCAAAGGGACATTTGACTAAAGATGATCGTGTTAAGATGGTGCTAATCAAGAAGCAACACCCGAACCTTGATATACGATTTGTGTTCGTAAGAGCGTCGAATAAGATTTACAAAGGTAGCAAGACGACGTATGCTGCTTGGTGTGAACGACATGGATTTGAGTGGGCAGAAGGTTCAATACCCACAGATTGGTACAAGAAATGAGCAACGACGAATATCATCAGGCTATGGAAGCGGCATCGCTTCTACCGGACAGATACTACATCATACTTAGATCAACAGGGAATGGTGAGTTTACCCTATCAGCCTACGACACAACTGGCAAGGACTATGAGGACGATGAAGACTTCAGCCCTGCTATGTTGATACAAGAAGGTGCGCTGGATATGATACGGTTCCACACAGACGAACTGTACGATCAAGGTGTAGCGGCAGTTAAGTTCCGTATAACTGGACAAGAAATTATTGACGAAGAAGGGGTAGATGACCCTAAAGTAACTAAGTTAGTTAAAGACAATGTAATTAGAGTAGACTTTGGATCAGAACAATGAGACACGAACAATTTATGAAATCTAAGATGGATGTAGGTAGCATAGAAGATTACCCGCCATCTTATGATCTAGCAGAAAAAGCAGGTAAAGAAGCGTACGGGGGTGTAGATCTTGTCAACAGTCCAGCACACTACAATCAAGCAGGTGTCGAGTGCATTGAAGCAATCGCGGCGGCGACAGACGATGGATTCGAATACTACTTGCAAGGAAACATTATTAAATACCTCTGGCGATACAGGTATAAGAATGGAATTGAAGACCTTAAAAAAGCGCAGTGGTACCTCAACAAACTTATCGAAACAAAGGGAGAATAAAACATGAGCAACATGTTACCAACACCATATCAACAGTTTATTCACAAGTCACGGTATGCACGTTGGCTTGATGATGAACAGCGTAGAGAGAACTGGGATGAAACTGTAGACCGATACGTTAGTTTTATGCAAGATCAGGTCTTGATGAAGCACAACATAAAGCTGGATGATAAGACAGTAAACGAACTACGTGACGGTATACTTAGTTTAGATGTTATGCCTAGCATGAGAGCCATGATGACTGCAGGACCAGCGTTGGCTCGTGACAATATCTGTGGGTACAACTGCAGTTACATTCCCGTTGATAGTCCTCGTGCGTTTGATGAGTGTATGTACATTTTGATGTGCGGCACAGGCGTTGGTTTCAGTGTGGAGCGTGAAAACGTAGATAAATTACCTGTCGTTTCAGACAACTTTGATAAGTCGGATATTGTTATAAAGGTGGCAGATAGTAAACCGGGTTGGGCAAAGTCCTTACGTGAGTTGATTGCTTTGCTTTACGCAGGACAAGTGCCAAGCTGGGATGTTTCTGACATACGTGAGGCTGGTGCAAAGTTAAAGATCATGGGGGGCCGTGCAAGTGGGCCACAACCTTTGCTCGACTTGTTTGATTTTGTCGTGAAGGTATTTAAGAAAGCAAGTGGTAGACGTTTGTTCCCGATTGAGTGCCACGATATCATGTGTAAGATTGGTGAAGTCGTAGTCGTAGGCGGTGTTCGTCGTTCTGCTTTGATCAGTTTATCAAACTTAAATGATGACCAGATGGCACACGCTAAGTCAGGGCAGTGGTGGGAGACAGAGCCACAACGTGCGTTGGCTAATAACTCTGTTGCTTACAAATCAAAGCCAGAGATGGGCACCTTTATGCGTGAATGGCTTGCACTGTATGATAGCAAGTCTGGTGAGCGTGGCATGTTCAACCGTGAAGCTGCAGACAAACAGGTTGCTCGTAATGGGCGGCGTGAAACAGGGCACATGTGGGGCACAAACCCATGTTCAGAGATTATTCTACGCGGGTATCAGTTCTGTAACTTATCAGAGGTTGTAGTTCGTGAAACTGATTCGCTGAATGATTTGAAGCGCAAGGTTCGTTTAGCTACGATTCTTGGTACCCTACAGTCTACCTTAACAGATTTCAAATACTTGAGGAAAGTATGGAAGGACAACACGGAAGAAGAACGCTTGTTAGGCGTATCATTGACTGGTATCATGGATCATCACGTGCTTTCAAAGAACGTAGACAGCAAACGATGGCTAGAAGAGATGCGTCAAGAAGCAGTGGATACAAATCAGAAGTTTGCGAACATGCTTGGAATACCTCAGAGTGCAGCAATCACCTGTGTAAAGCCGTCGGGTACTGTATCTCAACTCGTGGACGCGGCTAGTGGCATTCATGCACGACACAACGATTACTACATTCGCACTGTTCGTGGTGATAACAAAGACCCGTTGACACAGTTTTTGATTGAAGAAGGTGTGCACAACGAACGTGATATGATGAAGCCAGATAGCGTAACAGTATTCTCGTTTGCTATGAAATCACCAGACGGTGCAGTGACACGTACACAGATGACAGCTATAGAACAGCTAGAATTGTGGAAGACATACGCTGTACACTGGTGTGAGCACAAGCCATCTATTACAGTTACTGTAAAGGAACATGAGTGGATGGAAGTTGGTGCGTGGGTATACGAGAACTTTGATGTTGCCTCTGGTGTTTCTTTCTTGCCACACAGTGACCACACCTACCAACAGGCTCCGTATCAGGATATCGAGTGGGAAGACTACCTAGAGTGGAAAGAAAGATACGGAAACATGACCATCGACTGGAACAAACTGACAGAGTTTGAGAAAGAAGATAACACAAGTGGATCACGGGAACTTGCATGTACTGCTGGCGTGTGTGAAGTAGTGGACTTGAACGCAGCATGATACAGATAAAAATACCTCCTGATATTATTGACCGAGACAAAAAGAAAGCTGCCACTGTAGGCAATCTACAGGGCAGCATAACGGGCAGTCTATCTAATGTGGTGGGTGCTATAGGCGAGATCGTTGTAGAGGACTACACAGGCGGCACAGAGGCCAATAGCAAGGACTTTGATCTGATGGTAGGAAACCGACGCGTTGACGTGAAGACCAAGCGGTGCAATACCAAGCCAGCACCAAACTATGATTGCTCTGTTGCGGCACACGGAACCAAACAGGATTGCGACAGCTACGTGTTTGTTCGCATACTTACCGACCATAGTAAAGCGTGGATACTTGGCGAGATAACCAAACCAGAGTTTTACAAGAAAGCGACACGATACAGGACAGGGGATGTTGACCCTGCCAACGGCTTTGTTTTCAAAGCTGACTGTTACAACCTAGCCATACAGGAGCTAGATAGTGTCAAAGA